ACCCTTTGCTTGCCCTGAAAAGGTCGTGTTGCCCTGCTCCCTCATTTTCGCGTTAGCCTTCAGAAAATCCTTGAACCAGGGTGACGATGGACCAGTTGACTCTTGATCCATGTCTTCAGTGCTGATCAAGCCTTTTCCATGCGCGCGTGCGCCTGCTTGCTGAGGCTTCTTTTCCTCGTCCTCGTCGTCGTCTCCATCCTCTACAGCATCAGCTCCAGGATCGGCTTTCTTTCCTTTCTTGGCTGCTTCTGCTGATTTGCCCGTCTCGGCAGATTCTGCGCTTTCGCTCATTTTCTTGCTCAGCTCGCTCAGCTTTCTAGTCAAAGCATTTTTTGTTGCGCGCCTTCCAACTTCAGCCTCTATTTCAGCGATTTTCTTTCCCAGAGCATCGATTTCTGCGCCTTCAGCCTTCATTAGTTGATCGCCTAGGCTTTTCAGTTGATTCTGCATTTCCTCGTATGTTACCTGCTTTGGTGCTCCCTCTCCGGGAGCAACGTTAACTACGCCTTGTGCTTGATGCGGAGAAGCCGCTTGCTGCCCATTCTGTTGTGCAGACAATGGCTTCACCTCTTTGTGTTCGTTCGTTTTGTTTTCAGGTTCTTGCACCTCTCGGTTAGAACCCACATCTTCGTTACCGTCAAGTAACTGTGAACTGATACGTACACGAAGAGCAAGAAGCCTCTTCAAAACTTGTTTACGCGCCTCGAGCACGCCCTTCTCCTTAGAATCAACATTCGCCCTGAAAGACTCGAGATCAGGTGACCAAGCCTTTATTCTGCAGGTTACGCTGCTCTTGTCCGTGCAGGCGCCGCTAACACATGCTCCCTCGCACATTCGTATGTTAGATTGGCTTTCGTTCATTGCAGCTGCGAAGCCAACAGGCTTAAACTCCGTCGTCTTATACGCAGGGCTCGCAACGATGCTGAGCTCGCGGACCTTCGGTTTATGAACGACTTCCCAGGCACCCGGGCACAAGTGTACAAGCATACCTTCGTTACGAGTCTGTTTCTTGCACTTGCTGCATTCAACGTTGTCGCTGTCAACTTGAACGCTTACATGCGTCAGATATCCCCTAAGCACCTTCTGGATAATGCTTGCGTCGCCGATTTCAGCGCGGAACCAAGCAGAACTTCCTAGGTTCTTGGCTTCTGGAACCTTTCCTATCACGGCCAATGCGCTTTCAGCGTGATCAATTCGGAGCTGTGCACCTTGAAGGCTGGAGACGAAAAAGTCAAGGTCTTCCGGGGGAACTTGCCACTTATTCGTGTTCACGGTCGTATCGATTGCTGTGCCTTCAATGTTGATCAAGCTCTCCTTAACTGCTAGCTGGGCGTCTTGGCCGATCTGCGCTTTAAAAGGCACGTAATACTTCAGTTTCATGCTTTACATCCTCTTTCGCGTTAATTCGTGACAGTAAGCCTTGAAGCGCTCGTTATCTTCAAGGAAGCTTTTCTTGCCGTTCGCGTAGCCTTCTAACCTTTTTTTCAAGGATTCAGGAAGGCCTCTGTAGTCAGGGTCATCCGGCTTCCACCGAACAGTTATGCCCTTGGCTAGGGCTGCTTTGATGATTCGTTCTGTTATGAATGCGCGCGCAGCGGGACCGTAATCCTTTCGGTGGTCCATGTGACTCCAATAGGATACAGCAGCGTGAACGTATTCGTCGTTGATTGGGTAGTTGTAGCCGACTGGATCCGCGAAGCTGCTTTCTTGGATATCCTTGTACTCGCCTGGTTTGGTGAAGCTTGCGTTTGAGCCTCTCTTGTAACCATACTTCTTTTCCCTCTCTCGCATAGCCTGCTCAAGCTTTGGATCTGCAGAGCTAAAGCTCATGAAACCATAGAATTCCGCGATACTTTCTTCATTGTAGCTCACAACATCAACTCCTAATGACTATGACTTGATCTCGAGTCCAAGAAACTGCATGTTAAAACATCATGTAAGCCGATCTCGAGCAGATAATCTTTTGAGATTGATTTGATTTGCTGGAACTTCAACAAGCGCGCGGGTAACGATATAATATTTGTCGCAGGCTACACAATGATAATAATAGCCGGGCCTAGTGTTTCTACAGCCCCTCTTAGTCTCAGGAAGATGCATCTGCGGTATTCGACCAGCCTTTTCTTCCAGCGTACCATGACAATTCGGACATTCAACCATAATGATCTCTCATTACACTTTGGAATTTGATTTACGAAACTTCTCTTTCAACAAGAAAAGAGTATTTCTACGATCTCTCTTTTTGTCGACTGCACCCTCACGGTACAGTTCATTAAGGTAACTGCTTTCTACAGCTCTCACCCTGCCGGTTACAGCTGCAACTTGCCCCGCAGTCACGTAGTCCCCGAAGATTTTCAAAGCTTCAATAGTCCTCTGAATGTTAACGGTTATATAGACGCATTGACCCGTAGAAGTCTGAGAAGTAACGTGCGTTTGAATTGCGGATATTTTAGCGTCCAGAACGTCTAGCCTTACTTCCAGCTTTCTAACTGCTGCATCAATCAGATGCGCAATACTACCCATAAAATCAAGGCTCTTAGGCTTGTGTTGCTGTCATGTTGATGTCAAAGCTGAAGTTTGTTACGCCTGTTACGTTTGCGAGGGCCTGCAGATTCATCTGAACTGGAATAATGTCTCCTGGATGAAGTATTTGTCCTGTGTAGTTCCAGCTGAAAACTAGGTACTGCTGCGCAGACGTTGGATTCCAGTTTCCGAGCGTATAGCTTAGGGTTATGTTTGTATTCTGCGTATTTTGTGCCCAGCCCATGACCGCGTGAATATCCCCTGGGTTGAATGTTCCCCAGGTTATGCCTTTGGTTGGTCCGTAAGCGATTGTCCGATTTTGGTCAGCCCACAAGACGAAGCCTGTAGTGTTTATCGTGCCGGTGTTGTGTATTTGCACTGTGTACGTTAAGACAAGGGCTGCAATGAGTATCGCCGCTGCTATGAGGACGCCTGCTGTTATGCTTGCTTTCTGTTGATTTGACAAACTCATTTCTAATCACTATGAAGACTGAAAAATGATGAGCAGCCAGAGTCTACAAGGCTCGAAGGCTTCAGTAGGCTCCGGCAACGCCCATCAATAGGAAACTTGGTTCAGCGCGTGCTAGAAGTCGTACATTTCCATTTCAAGAGTGATCAGAGTCTTAGCCGAGCCTCTTAGAACGAATCCGAGAACGTTCTCTGCGACTTTACCATCAATGTAGATCCGAGTTCCCTGCGGGGTTCCGTCTGATTTTATGAGGATATGCCTTCCCTGATACTCAAGAATAGGCTGGATATCCTTTGTTTTTCTATTCGTGAAAATGTCTTCTGAAAGGGGACGGTCTTCTATTTTCTTTTGAAGCTTCTTGATCCGTTCTTGCTCACGGTCTACCTGAACGCAGGCGCACAAGTCCAAGGGAAGACCGCATTTTGGACAGGTCACATTCTTCGCTACTGTAGGCTTCTTTTCAACCCTTCTCATGCTCGGCTCTGTAGGCTTCTGAGGCGTTTTCCTTCTTTTCTGCGTGTAATCTGTTGTAAGAGCCCAATGCTTCTGATAGATTGCTTCTGGCTTTCGTCCCTGGAATAGCGGCGCAAGCAGCTTAGCCCGTTCCATTGTTGTGCCCTTGACTTCATCCCAACTTTTCAAAAGTCTTTCTTCGTCCTTCGGATCCCACTGGTTTTCTCTACGTTTTCGCTTAGGTTTCTCGGGAGTCCCAGATGCTTCCGGCTGCTTTTCGGGTACTACTGGAATTCCCGTAGGCTTCTCACCTTTCAGAGGAATCAGCGTAAATGGCTTCGAGGGGTCGCCGAAGTCCGTTTCAATAACGTCAACGTCAAGCTGTGCTTCCCAGTCAGGGTCAAACTCGTGTCCAGGCACGACGAGGCAAGGTCCGTAAGGCGGACAATCACGCGCTGGAAACTGTTCTCGTAATTCCTGAAGTGTTACCATAATTATTATTTGAGCTGTGGATTTATAAAAGCTTTGAATTGTGCATGTACGCGTTCAAGCAGCGTCTTCTATACTCGTTCCATGCCTTCAAATCTGAAAAGTAGCTAATCTCGCTTTTCAAATGCTTCTCCAGCCACTGGCGAACTGCTGCTGGAGTTTTGAAGCGGTCCTTGCTGAAAATGTAGTTCTGGATTTCCCATCGATCCGAACCCTTCACGCGCGCATAAGTAATTTGAACGCCATCCGTAATGTCCTTGACTCTGAACCTGTCGAATCTTCCTGGCTCAGCAACCCTGTACCTAAACGTGTTGTCTGTTTCGTCGAGGCCTGCTGCCTGGAGTCTCTGATGATCCTTGACAAGGCCCTTTACTTCGTCGTCTGTTAAGTCTGGATGTTCACTGCGTTCCTTCTTGAATTCTTTCTCAAAGTCAAACGGCATCTAGTTCGCCAGCCCCTCACAAATCGTCAGCAAATGCTTAAGCAGAATATCCTTGATTTTCTGGTACTTCCGATTCGAGCTCTTATCAATGATGATTACGTAACTGTAAAGTTTGGGGGGCATAACAACACCCATAAGCCTATTCAAATGGTAGCCAGCAGGAAGCTTCTTATACTCTAGCCGTCGACGCCGACACCAGAGGCAGCTAAGGTGAGGCCTACGCATCTCTGCCGTGTATCCGCAGAGACTACTGCAAGCCATACGAGGCCACCACTTACTAAGGCTACGCTTCATCCAAGAAAGCATCTTCTTCTCTTTCTAGTCTGTCAAATACGTTTCAAGCAGGATTATCTCGCATCTGCAGTTCGGATGAATATTAGGATGGAACAAGTCCGCTCCCTCAGCTTCTCCATAAGGAAAAACTCCCTCGAACTCTGAAATATCCTCTATCTCAAACGTTTTCCCGTCTAGCCAATCGCAGTCATCACAGGTCTTGTTATCGCTCTGCGAATTGTAGACCCATCGCTGCATAATTCGAGCTGTAAAACAGCGGAACGCATAGAAGGCTTTAAACGCTTCCAGCGCCTCAGCCGTTGCGATTATCCTCTGCAATTATCCACCGCTTCCCAGGAACAGAAGACCGGCTACCCTCTGCCTTCCGTAGAAGCTGCGGTGCTTTTCCTTCTTTACCGTCTTCAGCTGGACTATCCTCAGGAAAGCCTATTCGCAGCCTAGCCTCACCTTTCTCGATAATACCATCCTTGAAGAGCGTGTCTATTATTGGCGCCATCTCTGTTAAGCTGGGCTCCCAGATTGGTCGCCACTTAACCAAAGGTATCTCAACGTTCTCGCCGAACTCGTCATTGACAAGCTGTTTGAACAGGACAGTTTCAAGTTGATCGCTAAGCGCTTCCTGAATCATGCGCAGCCTTGTCACGTACTCTTTCATGACAACTTCAGCAGTAGCCCTGTTTGTACCTTCAACCTTACCCATGAAGATACCGGGAACCCCCATGACGCCTTGTCGCATTTCCTCAAGATACTGAAGCCACCATTGAATCTTAATGTCACGAGTCATGCTGGGAATAGGCTTAGCATTTGCGTCTCCCCTCAAGAAAATGTCGCTCGCAACACCACGATTCGAGAAGCTATCAATAAGCTGATTCAACTGATCAACACTGTAAGGCTTCTCCGGAGTCCCACCTTGAATAACAAGCATAGGCTTCGTGTATAGATGGCTGATTATGGCCATGTCGTCTTCAAGCTGGTTAATGTACGCTTGAATCTTCAGCAAAGGCCGCAGCTGACTCGTGCCATAACTGTACTCATACCACCAGCTCTTAGGGCCCCAACGAATATGAAGCATGTCGTTAGCCGTGAACACGACGGGCGGCATCGTCAACAGTTGAATGTAACCAAACACTTGGCCATAAGCGTCCCTGCGAACCCGCATAAACACAGGATCCAACGGCTTCAACGTAACAATACTCTTGCCATCCCTACAGAGCTCATCAAATGAGTTACCGAAAACAAGCATATCCGTCGTGCTGATCCTAAGAGTCTCCAGATAATTTCTTTCATCAAGCCAATTAATCAGCCACTCTCGCACCTGAACTGTTGAACCTTCAAGTTCAAAGCCGTTACTGATTGCCAGGTTAACAGTAACATCAACCGTTGCCTTGATGTAAGGCGTAAAAGTGTACAGTTCCTTATACTTGGGCAAATCCTCGATAGGAACGGCGCCCCACAATCGCTCCCAAATAGCCGTGTATGGCGGAGTAACAAAGCCAGCTCCAGACCCGCCAATCATATACTTGTTCATGTAACCCCATAAGCCCGCGTCCTGGCGCCAGCCTAATGGGATTTCTTCGTGAATCTGGCGTTCGCTAACCGCAAGAGGATAACTCCGCATAGCCTGCATTCCAGGCTGGACTTGACTACGCAAAGGCATATTCAAAACTCACTTATGTGTTTACGTGCGAAATGTGCTTAATGCATCTAAGCGCTTTTCTTCTCAACCGTTATAACGACGGTATCGATAATGAGGCTCTTAGCAATGTCGACACCGTTCACGAGAATCTTGATGTCCTTAGGCTCACAGTTCAGCTGGATCCCAAGGGACTTAACAAGCTTTTCTTTATCACTCAGATAAAACACGGGCGGCTGATAATCATCTGCCACTTTCTTCACCTCTCTGCACTGTTCATATATTACCTTTAACGAGGATGAGCGATAAACCTTGCCCGTACATTCTCATCAACAGGATACAGCCTAAGACTGTACCGCAGGGCGTCGATGGCATGATCATTCTCTTTCACTTCTTCCTTGTACTCAAGCAGCTCGCTGACAAGATTCACGCATCGTTCACTCACGAAAATCCGAGGCTTGCCATCCCCAGCCTTTGGAAAGCGACCGCCTAACTCTCTGATTCCATCCTCACGTTTACCATGATACCCAGATGCGTCAATATCCGCCCTACGCAAAGCATCAATCGTCTCGGGGCTGCTGGGATCGCAGAGGACTTCACCGCGGCCGTACAGCTTATAGAAATCTTTGAGGATCTTAATGAGCTCTTCAGTCTTCAACTGCCTCTCGTACAGTTCATCTAAAGCCCATATACGTCCATCCCCGTCGACGCCGGTTGCTACAAGTGCTGTGGGGTTTGTCCAGCCAAAGTCCAGCCCATAACGGATCTCTCGTAGATCCTGAAGGCTTGCTTCACCAATATTCACGGTAGCGTCGAAGCCGAAGCTTCCTGTACCTACCGTAGCAAACCGGCCGAAAATGAACCTGTCTGCTAAGCCGCCCTTATGGCTGCGTTCAATCTCTTCTAGGAACTGTTTGGGCAGCCAAGGATTATCGTAAATCGTCCAACGGTACACTCTGCTCTCTGGATCCTTCGTCTTCGGATTCTCAAAGAAATTGAACAAAGGGCTCTTAGGCTGATCTGGCGTCGTCGTTACCCACGCGCCCCTTGGATAGCCGGGAGCTGAGCCTCGCAGTCGCCTGGAGATCACTTGCCAGCTTAAATCAAAATGACGGATCAACCGTGCCTCATCAACATGTGCGAAGTCAACGTTTGCGCCTTCTGCACGTTCTGGCTCTTCTAAACTAGCAAACCAAAGTACGCTGCCATTCGCAAACTCCAGCTTTAACGCGCCCCGGCTGAATTCGTGCACAAGAGGATTCGCCTCAAGCGGATGACCCAACAGCAAAGGCGACTCCAACGTTGGAATCAAAATGCGTTCAACCATGCGAAACGTAGGCTCGAACACGTAGCCGACTATGCCGTCGTTCTCTTGGCACCAGCGAATATCCTCAGCAAGACCGCAAAGCGTCTTCCCCGCACCTGTCCCACAGCTGACAAGACGAAAGAACACTTTGTAAGCGTCATCATGAAATGCTTGCTGCTTCGGGTGCGCTTGGTAATGCGGGCACCTTCGCTGGCCCACTAGTAACTGGCTTTCCATCAGGACCTATCTCTACAAACCTTCCCTGCAACATCACTATACGATGCTGAATCTTTAAGGGTTCCGTAGGCAAGAGTCCTAGGCTCTGACGCATTTCAACCTCAGCCTTCACAGCATCCAAATACACACGGACCGCTGCTACCCGAGCCATCCCCTCAACCGCAAGATAAGTGTTATAGGCTTCCTGCTTAGCTTCAGATAAGCTTGCGAGCGCATCCCACACGACACGATCCTTCTGTTCAGGATGCACCTTCAAGAGAAGCGGCATCCACTGGTCACGCGTTTTCCAGTCTTGCCAAATCGTACGTTTGCTACACTTGTACTCTTCGCTTATTTTCTCGACTGCTTGCGTTGGCTCCATTCCTATCGTTGTTAAGTGAAGAAGTCTATGTTGCCTTTTCAAGATAGCTTGAGCGTGAGTAGTATTCATAAAAACCCTGTTTACTGCAAACTTTCTCAGTGCATCAATCTGGACGTTCCCACGTTAGATAGTACTTTTCGGTGAGCAGAACAAGCTTTAAGAGCGCTGCGACTCCGTCTTCGGTTCCGGCTCTTAGGATCTGCATTAGGTGTGTTTTGCCGTACTGTGTTTGAGAGGCGAACCTGTGGCCTGCTATTTTGAAGACTAGTTTGGTGAGCTCCTGCTTCTGCTCGGGCGTTAGCGTAGTGTAGAAGCGTTTTGCTTCTCGGCTGCTGTACATGAGGTCTGGGTTGCCGCCTAACTCTTTGATGCGTGTTTTGAGTTCTAGTTGGTCTTTGTTGATGTTTAAGATTCCGAGTAGGCGCATGCCTGCGCGTTCAAAGAAGGGATTGTACTTGGCCATGGCAGCGACGGTTTCTACGAGTTTAGCGCCTGCAAGCGGAAGAGTATCACGCACGAGCTTTTCTGCTAGGCCTACTCCCCGGTATTTAGGGTTGATCACGACCCTGCTGATTCTGCGTACCTCAGTGTTTACGATTTGTGTACCCTCAAGGTTTTTGATGTCTCTGTACTCTGGAAAGAATTTGGCTCGGATTCCACTGTCTAAACTGGATATCGTATTGTAGATTATGCAGCCTACAAGCTCACCGTTCAACGTCATCCTAAAAACGCGTGCGCATGCTGCAGACTCGCTTGACAAGTAGTGAAATTTGAGCAGCTCCTTAACATCCTTGGAGATACATGATTCAATATGCATGTGCTTAGTTAGGCTGAACTGTCTTGGTTGCCTGGCTGGATCCGCGTAGCAGAGGTTTACGCTGTCCCCGAAAAGCTTCAGCACTAGGATATCGGGGTCAAGGTCTTCAATGACGTCCTTGTGTGTTGAGGCTACGAATGCTGTTAGGCCTGTCTTGCGTAGGTAACGCTGTAGATTGTAGCTTATGACCTTGGCCATTTCTCGGTCTAGGGTTGCGCAGAACTCGTCTATGAAGATGATGTCTGTTCGTCGCGCGAACAGCTTCGCAAGGCGATAACGGTAGCGTTGGCCGTCGCTTAGATGCTTGTATTCTGCAAGCATGATGAAGGCTTCGCTGAGGCCTACCGTACTCAGAAGACTCATAGCGTCGCTGATGTTTGCTCCTAGAGATTCTACGACGCGTTCATCTTCTCGTGGAGATTCTTCTGATAGGCATGCTACGGTGAGCTTTTGTTCCAGGCAGTACTCACGAAGCTTAGCTAGTAAGACTGTTTTGCCGCTGCCACTGTCCCCCGTAATATAGGTTAGGTCACCTTTGCTGAATCTGAAGACAAAGTTTGAGAACACTGGAAAGATGCGGGATTCGTCTATGCCTAGGCCGAAGCTGTGAGCAACTGCAACCACGCGCTCGCTAACATCAGGTGGTGTTGTCTCAAAAGCAACGTTGACGAGAACGTTGAAGTCTTTGTTTAGACTGTCAGC